GCGGTGGTGGCTCATACAAAGCAAATTTAAGCAATTCAACTAATGTGGGTTATAATGGTTCAAATCCAGTAACATCACAAAACGGTACAAATGGTTACCTTACAATCGAGTTTTTAGGATAAATCAGAGGAAATTTTTATGAGTAAAGCACGCGATTTAGCAAACTTAATATCACAAGGTAATCCTCTCTCAGACGGTGCAATATCAGTATCAGAGATTAGTGACCTTACAGCAAGCGCAGCTGAACTAAACAAGCTTGATGGTGTGACTGCAAGCACAGCCGAACTAAACCAAGTGGTCGGTGCAACAAGCGCACTACAGACACAGCTAGATAACATTAGCGTTACTTCTGGCAGCTTGACCAAGACGTTTGTGCAAAACGAAACCGCTGACATTACTTTGTCTCAGGGCATTACGTCTGCACCAGTAGTATCAGCTACAAAAGAAGTACCGCAGACAGGCGTATCAACAAAGGGTAATTGGGATGTAAACTCTACAGCATCGAACTACGACTTTCACAATACGGCTGCTAATGTAACGCTTACGCCTAGTACTGTAGCTAATACCAGTATTTCTCTTACCCAAGTTGGTTCTGATTTAGATATTAATACTTATGGCCCAAAACCAAGTCCGTTTTTTAAACCTGATGGCACAAAGATGTATATCTGTAGCCAATCAAACGCATATATCTATACCTATTCTCTTTCTACTGCATGGGATTTAAGCACTGCTACTTGGGATGGATTTAGTAATGCTGTTTCTACAAATGCTGCGACAAGTGAGGGTGACCCAACAGATATATTCTTTAAACCTGATGGAACTGTATTATTTTATGTTGGTCAAAGTAATGATGAAGTAAGAGCTTTTAACTTATCAACTGCTTGGGATTTAAGCACCGCTTCCATATCAACTACAAATGATAAATCTGTAGCAAGCCAAGAATCTGCGCCAAGAGGTTTGTATTTTAAACCTGATGGTACAAGAATGTATATTGTTGGTGGTAATGGTA